TCACTTCATTTTTCGGAGTGCCGTTTCCAGTTTTTGTGCATCTTCATCAATTATTGCCTTTTCATCCGGCGTCAGCGGGACCTCTTCCAGATATCTTTTTATTGAAGCCTTGCCCTCCAGTAACAGCCCTTTTGCGCTTTGTTTTGGCAGATTAAAATCACAGCCGATGCAGGCCATCCTGTGAGGGCAGCTGCTCCAGAAGGGGTTAGTACAATATGAGTCGCCCAGATCATAGTAAGTTGCCGGGCCGGTAAGGCTTGTCACTTGCGGGTCATGGTCAATCAGCACGCTTATCATGTGCGCTACCCGATCGGCTTTTATAAAAGATGCCGCCAGCTGCGTCGGACGTATACGAATATAATGCATGGTGGACTGCGGCGAAGAGTGACCTGACCACTGCATCAGCTCGTATAAAGACATGCCCTGAGGAACACTGGCCAATGCAGTTACGGCCGATGCGCGTCCCCTGTGGCTGGTAATGGGACCCCGGCTGTCTTCTTCCGGCACTCCTCCCCGGGCACAGAGAACCGGAATAACGGTGCGGTTTATTAGGTCTCTTCCCACCGGTTTGCCCCGGTACTGAAAAAGAAAACGGACTTTTTCACCGGTGCGCTCATCCGTCAGAGCTGCCTGCTCTTCTGGTCGTTCTGCCAGCCAGATATCGACATACTTTTTCACCACAGCAGAAACTGGTTTAACAAAGGCTTTAGATGTCTTGCCGGCCGGCACGTTCAGATAGCAAAGAGTCCCGGCAGGAATGGTACTGCCGTCGTCCCGGTTAATATCTTCCGATTGTGGAATGATGCAGCCAGCGGTCAGGCGCATCAGCTCATTCTGACGCAGCCCTGCATGCGTCCAGATGACTGCCAAAGCCTGCAGCATAGACAGAGGATAATGAATTTCACTCAGCAAATCTTCCTGACGCAGGTTCAGACTGGCCCATACCAGTTTCAGCCAGACCGGATCATCAATAACGCGGGGATTGACGCCCTGACGAAACAGCGGCGTATCAGGCGTCGAGAGATGGCGGGATGGACTGAATTTCAGCCGCCCCCATCCCCAGTTTTCGTAGTCGATCATAAAGCGGCGAACGGCATACAAAAAACCGGCGCGGGAGTTTGGCAGCATGGGTTCTCCGGAACGGGAAGACCGGCGCATTCCCTGTGCCGTGCCCAGAGAAAGTTCATCGACCTTCATTCTTCCGACTGCTGCAATGAAGCTTGCGCAGATCTCCATTGTCCAGTCGGATGGCTCGCGTATTTCCGGATGCTCCCGGGCAAGCCACAGGCCGCAGCGGAGGATAAAACTGTACTGGCTCTCTCTGGATCGGGGACGAAGCACAGAGGTTTCCCTCCACCGCCGGCACCATGCTACCCAGGCCTGTGCGATGTCTTCTGTCGGTTTTTCGCGCCACTCCTGGTAATTGCGCATACGCACGGGGCTTTTGATGATGCCCATTGAGGCAAGCGCATGCGAAACTCTTCCCACTGTCCTTGCGATCCCCCTATCGTGGTACTTCTGCGCGCGCCACAGGAGATCAGTCGTAAAGCTTTCGAGCTGAGGATTACTGTTCATCATCATCAGTATGCCCAGCAGGGCTGACAGCTGATTTTTCTGGTTCCTGCGTTTGTATCCCAGTGAAACCAGACTGTCCGTCAGCCGGTTAAGTTCCTGTGTGAAAAATTTCCGACCATAGATGGCAGAGGCGTACAGCGACGGGGCACCATGATGCGGCAGGCTGAACGGTGAGGGAAATGGACCGAGATGGAAGGCAAAAGCCGCAATAAGGGGCCTGCCTGAACGGTGCTGCTGGCACAGTGTCAGCCACTTTTCCGATCCCCACAGCCAGCAGGGCTCCCCTGTCCGGTGTATTTCCGCCAGAACGGCAGGAATGATAATCCTTGCGAGCCTGTCACTGGTGCCGCTGCGGTCGGCAATATCCTGAAGAGGACGCAGTAAAGATGACAGCGAACCCTGCTGGCTCAGAGCAGAGGTACGTTTGTGCCCGGTGCTTAACGCCTCGCGCTCTTCAGTGCTTAACACATTATTCAGCTGATAATTTGAACGACTGAAGGGGACATAAATGTTATGAATTCCTGTTTCTGCTTTCATCACACGGCCCCCGCCTGAAAGATAAGCCCTGCGATCTTCCGGTCGGTTTCAGCGACAGCAGCAGCCATGCGGGCAGCCATATCCGTTCCCGACAGATGAATATAAATTTGTGTGGTACGTGGGTCCCTGTGCCCTGCATACGTAGCCAGTTCATGCAGTTTCCATCCAGCCCGTGCCAGGTGCGTCAGTCGGAGGTGACGAAAAGTATGGGTGGTGATGTCTGGCTGAGCAGTCTCTGTCGCCCATTTCCGCACGGTTTTACTCCAGCTCCAGAACGAGAGCGGAGCGCCGTAATTACGGTCAGAAGCGGAACGGAACAGAGCACCGCCTGACCAGCCTGCCAGCCGTAGCTGCCGAAAATGGTTTGTCAGTACCGGCGCAACGTCAGCGCTGTAGCAGACCATTCTTTCCCGTCTGTTTTTCGTCGTCTCTGCGCGGATTCGTATCAGGCGGTGAGCCAGATCAATGTCCTCAAGCCTCAGAGCCGTCACTTCCGTGCGCCGGAGCGCGCCATAATAAGCCAGCGCAAGCATCAGCCGGTCACGCAGAGACGCGGCAGAAACGTGTTTCAGGAACCTGAGCCACTGCCTGTCATCGGGAATCACGGGGAGGCGGGTGATACGTGGGATCAGGCCACGCCCGGTATAAATGGCACCAGGCAAACCCGAACGGGGTAACGGGTTGAGACTGCAAATATTCTGGTAAATCAGAAAGTCATACCAGAGGCGAAGAGCTGAAATGCGCAACTGGAGTGTGGCGCTGGCAACGGGGGACAGCATATCAGGGAGTTGAGGACGGATATATCCTGCAATGTCCTCAAAGGAAGCCCTTTCAGGAGCAATATCGTGTATTTCACAGAAGGCAAAAAAATGCGTCAGGGCACTTCGATAGGCTTTAATAGTTGCGCTGGCTCTTCCTAAATTCGAAAGAATTTTAAGCCACTGCTCAGTCAGCAGAAATGCAGATGCGGAATGCATGGTAGTGTTCACGGCCTTCCCCTTTCAGCTTATAACAACTGATTAAAGTTTATACCGGAGATGTTGCATTCCACTTAACTTACTAAAGCGCATAGTTACTGCTGAAAACCTGCACCCTGTGTCTGCGAAACTCGTTCTTCAGCTTGAAGTACGGTGCCCCCATGGGAATTCCGAGCATTTTAGCCTCTGCCGAACGGGCAATGACGCATCCATCATTGTTGCTCAGCACGACCACCGGCTTTCCCCGCAGATCGGGCCTGAATACAGATTCGCAACTCGCATAGAACGAATTAACATCGACCAAGGCAAACATCACACGACACCATTAGGGTTGTACACCTGAAACAGGCGCTCTTCACCGTCAGTAGTCGAGATATCACGGAACTCTGTGGCATGCATCTCAATCCACTTATTCGCCGCCCGCAGCGTGTAATGCCAGTTCATGCGGTCAAGTTCTCTGATGAAGTCCAGTGTGCTGATAGTGTAGCGACCGGCAGCGTCGCGTTTTATAGCCTGCCGGAAAGCAATCATAATTTCGTAGTCACGCGGCATAACAAATCCCCTCTGATTTATACTGTATGGATAAACAGTACTGGCTGACAGGGGATTTGATCAAGGAGCAGCGGCTCAAAAATTGTAAAGGCACTGACCTAACGAGGATTTTTTGACGGCTAATGCTGTGCTTGACTAATCTAAATGGTCAATACTCGCTACTTGCGGTGATTAGTGAGATTCATATTTAATGCAAACATTTATTGGGCGATATACACTCATAGCAAATACGGAGGTGTAAATTATGACCACATATCGCTTACCTGCGCTTACCGCTGAAGAGATTCGTAACATCGGTGAAAAAGCCGTTGCGGATGTAGCCCGCCAGAGGATTACTACGACAAAGGTAACGGCATCTGGTCCGCTTAAACCGACACGACAAACAGTTTCTTATGCTAAAGGCGGCAAAGAAGCTCATCAAGCGGCCACTAAAGCACTGACAAACTCAAGCGCAACTGGAGTGCAGAAAACACTCGCGGGATCAGTCTTATCGCAATCAGAAGGGCGGAGCTTCTTTAAGGAAGCCTTTAACAAAGCACGCAAAGGCTAAAAATTATCTTTTTAACGCCCCTAGATTGGGGCGTTTTATTTTGTGGTGAGAAATGACGACGCAGCCAAAGAAGTGGGTGTTCACCGAGCTCGTAAAGGATTCCGATGAGCCTGAACAGTTAATATCCTATGCAATGTATAAAGCAGACAAAGATGATCACGCTACACAGTGCCGTGCGCGCGGAATGACTGATGATCAGGTGAAAGCAGAGCTTGAAAGCTTTCATAATGGTATTGCTCATTCGGAGCGTCAGTTAGAAGATTATCGTGATAAAGCGCGGAGAACTGTGGACCAACTGACTTTGTCGGTTAGCCAAGGGGTTGAGCGTACTTATAATCAGCAGATAATAGCCATCAATGCATCACATAAAGATGAAATAACAAAAAAATGGGTTGAATGGGGCGAAAATGCTGCTTTGTATAGCACCCACTTAACAAAGCCACATACAGCGAAGCGAGTGATTTACTGGATCTTAGGTTGGCTGGCTGGTGGTATTTCTGGGCTTCTGGCTACGGTGTTCACAACCATTCTTTTGGTGGGCGCTGTTTCTGTCACAAAACCTGAAATTCGTGACATAGCTCGTAATGCGCTTAAAAGTGGTGTGGAGACTTTAATCCCCCCTTCTCCTATCCCTGGTGTAACCGATGCAGTTGATTCAAGCGAGTCAAAACAGCCCCAGTAGCGGGCTGTTTAAAATCAGCCAATGCTAAACAATTTAAAAGCATACTTCGTTGCGGCTTTTTATGCGGTCATCAGAACAGAAAGAGCAATACTCGTCGCAAGGCCATTTCGGGGTTCTGAAAACTTCGCAACCATCCTGGCAATTTCCTCCTGCGATACCACCTGCCCTGTGGCTATGAGCTGCCAGACAGCCTCTCCCATTATCATACATGCTGCGTCATAGGCCTGCGCCTCAAATTCCTGTTCCATAACGTCTCCTGATTAATGTGAGGCCCAATGGTATAACTGAACAGAAAAAACTAAAGCGTAAGCATTTCAGTATGCGAGACGCGTTCCAAGATTACGCAGTATGAACGGGGGTCTTTTGTAATATTCTCATTTGGCAATCACTTTCCTGTGAGATTTAACACATCACTAACTCAAATCAAAAAACAATCCATATCAGACGGCAATTTTCTGTGTAAGAAAAACCATTTTTACCTGCTGATTTACAAGGATTTGAGTCTTGAGAATATTCGTCATAAATTTAGCTCGCTCGACTAAACGACGGACATGCATTGAGCAACAACTATCACTCCTGAATCTTGAATATGAAATAGTAGAAGCCGTGGACGGCTCCGAGCTTTCATATACAGATATTATGAGAGAAACAAGGCCGCTGAACTACGCGCTTAGCTGTGGCGAAGTGGGCTGTGCGATAAGCCATATCAATATTTATAGAAGGATACCCTCTAAAAATATACCGATGGCTCTGATATTAGAGGATGACGCTCTTATTGATTACAAAACATTAGAGGCCATGTCGGAAATTGAAGAAAGGAATACTTCCGTTCCTACCGTCACATTATTGACAGAGGGACCTAAAGATATAGATAAGCCTTTACACAAATCAGAACAGAAAAAATACTTTATATATAAGGCTTTGGAAGCCGCCTGCTCTCATGGTTATATTATAAACAATAGTGCAGCATGTAAAATGGCAAACTTCCTCTACCCTGTTTGGATGGTTGCAGATAAGTGGCAAATTCTTGTTGAATACTCGGTTTGTAATGTTGAAGCAGTAATGCCACCAGTGATAAGTAAGACATCATGCGCTGATAACTCAACTATACAGGGGAGCGGATTAATTGATAAAAGAATAAAGGAAGAGAAAGTTATTATGTGGAAAGCAATAAAGAAAACGCGATCATGGAGGCCTAAGCTCAAGCGCATGCTGTTGTCTTCATTAATCTATCCCTTCCTGAAAATATCGAAGCACTCCTAAAATTTAGGCTTATCTGGCCAGGCGACTTCATTCAGGGTCGCCGCATCTTTAACCTCAGAAAGGTCTAAGGATTTGACCGATTTTATATAATTCATCCACTCAATTAGAGTGAGTTTATCTTCATCACTTATAATGCCCAGTTGTAATTCAGTGCGCCAGTCGGCTGTAACCGTGCCCGCGTCATTAAGCAGGTTTTGCTGCAAGGTTTTTGCTTTGGCCTGCCATTCCTCTAGCGTAGTGGTACGGGGTTGAATCTGCTCACCGTCGAACACCCATTCACCGTTGATGCTCAGGCCATTCGGCACATCACCTAAAGCGATTTCGGCCACGGAGTTACTCGCAGGCCATAGGGCTGAGACATCATGGCTCATTGAAACAATAACGCCCTCATTGTTGAAAACAATTTTTAGCGTATCAGACTGGAATTTTTTCTGCGATTCATACCAGTCCGCTCCAGCTTCATCAGTCGCAAAGCTGACTGATAATCCGTTAATATCACCGTTTTTAGCGGTAAAGTTTCTCATGATAATCATCTGATCCCCCATTATACGCTTCCTGCCTGTACCCATTGACCGTTAATAAAATACTGTATTGCCCTGGCTCGCCAATAGGCTTTGTTAAAGTCAGAGCCACCTACACCCTGAGCACCTGTAAGAACTTCTCCGCCACCTAAACTAACCAGACCACCGCTATCATTCGTGGAGGCCTGTACTCGCTCCGCGCCCAATCGCACAGCTGTAGCAAAATTAGGGTTAACCCAATTGCTATTATTGTTATTAATACTCGCTGCAATCTGGTTGTTTATTGCGACATTGAGTGCGTTAATCTGCTGAAGAATCCAGTTATTTGCATATCCGTCCCATACGGGACCATAGAGATTTCCATCCGGTGCAATGAATCCCTGTCCTGCATATACCGAACTCGGTGCATGCAGGCTGCCATCATTACGAAACTCAAATGATCGCACGCTTCCATATCCATCAACCAGTATTTCAGCAAACGCATAATTGCTGACAACCTCAACCATTCGAAAACAGGCCGATGCTCCGTCCTTGAAATCCTGATCCCCTCCGCGACCGTTAATGCATGAGCGCCACATAGGGGCATAAATAGCTTGGCCGTCACTGCCGTTTTTAACATTAGAAATAACAGTCGCGCTGGCCTCTTCGCTCAGGTAGCCCCCAGCCATGGGATATGAGCCGGTCTGCTCGGCTGTGGGCGGATTTTGTGTGGTGAATGCTTCTCCAACGTCAGTATCGTCGACGGTGTAATGTAGTTTTTTCCCGTCCCAGTCAATATACATATGATGATTGCCAGACGAATGTTTACCGCCGTTAGCCTGAACGGCTTGCCAGTTACCTACATTATCCAGTCCAAGGTGACCAAGCGCCTCGGATGCGTCCTTCAGATCGCTCAGGTTATTCTCAGAAATCAAATAACCGCTTCCGGAAATTCCCTTTGAAAGAATCGCCTGAATAGCCTCAGACAATTGCTTATCATTAGTTTTATCCGGAGCTATTCCCGCTGCCGCCAGGACCGCAATTATTTCTCTCTGAACACTGTTAAACCATGCGGCCATCAGCTCTGTAGGCTGAACATTCCCCGCGACGTTACCGTCTGTAAATTCGCCATTGCCATCGGCTGTATCGGTGATATCACCAATTTTTTGCATAAGAAGTCCCTCACAGTGAAGTGAATATAAAGTTCAGAAAAAGATTTTAATCAGGCAGGTATGTAGTTGATGCGTAGAATAAGATCGGGTGCTACAAGCCGTTTAAGAATGCACTCAAGTGTTTTATTACCCCATGTCCTGAGCGGATCGCCGCAGTGGGCCTGCCCGCAACGTGCGCGCAATATGGTTGTTTCAGGCACATTAACCTGCAGAACCAGAGGCCAGTCATCGCCATTGAGAGGGTCGCCACAGGCAGAAAGGCCGCAGCGTGCGCGCCGGTACTCAGTGACCGTAATGACATATCCGGACGTTGCGACCGCCTGTATGAGCGCATCGATTGACAGACCACCCGAACCAGTGAGTTTTGTCACTACAGCAAGGCGTCGTCGCGCTATCGTGCCCATCTCACCGATGGCGCAATCGTCCGGCAGACCCAGCGCCTGTTCCCAATCTGTCAGCAGTGAACCTGCCGTGGCCGGGAATGCATTTCTAAGAAGCGAAAGCGCCGCTGTGTCACTGGCCTCATATGATTTTGCCAGCCCCCTCAATACGCGCGCCTGCACTGAACCAGGGGGATGTTTCCAGGCTTTACCCTGGGGTAATAACAGACCCAGAGCGCGGACATAATCGTCAGTGCTGTAGCGGCTCACGATACACCCCGGCTGAATGTAATCTCACCGCGAACCGGTAGTTCCCCTGCCCCCAGCTGAATGAAAACGCCAGAGGGTTGATTCAGAACAAAACCACGCGTGCCACTGATTGCGCCAATGGCCAGATTCAGATCGGAAATAAAAATTTTTCCGCCCGGCTCGCCGTTGTCGAAAAACACCTCATCAACAGCGCTCTGAATGGCCGCGACGGTATCGGCATCTGTGTCAGGAATGCCGCCAATATCAAGATCAACGGTTCGATTTATGGGTGAACATACCCAGACCAGCGTGGTGGCCGGACGTTTTGAGAAAAGATAGTTTGCCACGCGCAGCTGATCACCCTGCGCTTTGCCGTAGGTATATTTTTCTTTAGTTGCAGTACCGTCAACACCCTCCGGGAAACCGTGGTTTGTGCGGTCAGTCCCGTCGCACATGATGTAAACACCGAGGCTACCCGCTCCCAATATGCGTGGCTCTACCCATGCGCGGGTTACGCTAGGCACCTCCAGCGCCCACCGTTTATAGTCATCCTCGCTACCGCCCTCTGCGGATGACTGATACGCCTGCAGGACGCGACTGCGGAATGCCTCCTGTGACTCCATATCAGCGCCGCCTGTAATAGCCTGCGCCGCAGTAGCGGTGCTGACTATGCCTTCGATAGCACCATCTATTGCCAGCAGGGTGCCTGCCTGAGCGTTGCCATCTGCCGGAGTGAGTGCGCTTCCAGTGAGAGGCAGAACAGCGGTAACGCTTCCGCTTCCGTTCCCAGCGGCAGGGATAGTAACTGCCGCATCCAGCGTATACTGCACACCCCCTGTGCGGTTCAGAACGGTTCCGGCTGTGATACTGCGCCCTGGTACACCTGAGAACATCACCTCGGGGCCTTTCGCCGCCGTCGCGTCTTTCCTGTAGACGTTTTTTAGTGCCCCCCACGCAGCAAGCCACTCATCTTCTGCGGTGAATGGGTTGCTCTGACGCGCTATCCAGTCCAGATAGGCAAAATGCATATGGCTCATACCGGCGTCCATATCTGCAATGATCCGCAGATTGGAAAATCTCAGTAACTCGGATGGATTTTCCAGTTCCGAGGTAATGAACTGCCGGTTCCGGCTACGCAGCTCACTGAGTATAGGTCGCTGATACGGCATTATTATCTCTCCATAGCCAGTTAAATTTATATTGATGCGAGCTACCGTCCGGGCGGTTTAGCGTCACTGTGAGATAAAGCCGGTCTGGCCTGACTATGGTGCCCGCTGCGCTGACTGATGACATGACGCCGTCATCCACCATCCAGGCCAGTGACTCCTGTGCGTAAACCTCAGCCCGCCTCGCTACTGCCACTGACAGCGGGCTGCGGTTCAGCAGCCACAGCCGGGAACCCAGCAATTCCTCATCGCTATCCCCCCACCAGCCCCTGCGGTCGTTGTCGTCGGTTGCATCGTCGGTATCGGCCCGACGATCACTAAACAGACTGATAAGAACGGCAGACTCCAGATCATTCCCGTTGTCCAGATCGCCGCCTGACAACTGCCAGCCAGCAAACCCCGAGTCAGCAAACCATACGGTTCTGATATCGGCCATCAGACCTCCCTGTTGGTTTTTTCACTGGTTTTTGTGCTGTTACCCGATTCAACGTTTTTCACCTCATGGCCATGGAGGTTGTAGGCATCACGCAATGCTTTCAGGCTGACGTCATTTGAATCACAGTGATCAACTACATCACCGGTACACTCCGTCAGCGGCGTTTCGAGACGAACTTTAACGCTGGCAGTGATGGTTGCGTTGCGCGCCTCCAGAACCTCGATGTCCTGTCCTGCACATTTCACAATCATCTTCTCTTCACCGAGCAGCACTGATTTCCCGTGCGCATCATAGATTACGGTTTCGCCGGGCTTCAGGTTTGCGTAACGGGATGAGCCGTGATTGGTCGCGATAATGACCTGGCTGGACCTGTCGCCGCCCAGGCTGAGGATCAGCACGTCGCTACCAGCTGGCAGGCCAGATGAAAACCCGAATTCAGTCATGCGCAGCGTATTACCACGAACATCAAACGGGGTTTTATATTGCAGTTTTTGGGTTGTTCCATTGTCATCAGTAACACCGGTAGTGCGTCCAATGCCCACCAGCATGGCAATGCGCCGATACAGGCGCGTAAATGCGTCCGTCATGTCAGCTCCATAATGCTCGAGTAAAATGCGTAGGGCTGGATAGCAAAAGCGGCAGGCGGCATGAGCAACATCTCAGCGTGGGTCCCATCCTCATCGCGGGTGTAGGTGACCTCTGCGAGCAGCAGGTCCTGCGGTTTAACATCGAGCGTTGGAAGCGAAACCGGGATCAACGTATTTGGCTCCCATAACTGACCGGCGCTGTCACGCCAGCTGTCAGTGACCACCCGCAACGCGCGTGAGCGGCCATAGCGCCGGTTCATTTCCCAGTTAATGCAATCGGTCGCCATGTCCCGGGACACCAGCGTGCTCTCCACCAGCACGATGCGTTTTCGATAGCGCATCGATGCCGCATCCGGATCACGCGCAGTCGCGAGCGTCACTGCGTCATAACCTGCCCCTCCCGCCTCGCCAATGGGACTAAAATTCATTGATACGCCTGTGTAATCTGAATATCGCTCATCCATCGATTCCTCATACCAGGCATGCTCGACGTTACCCCCCTCCTCCAGCCCGCTGGCTGCGCGCCTGTTTCCGACGCGCGTCAGAAACAGCCCGCCATCCGGCAGGTCGTAATAGAGCAGCCCAGACCAGCGGGTAACACGGTCGATGATTTCCTGCGGCGATACCCGCCAGTAAATTTCCTGACATATATGCTCCTTATGGCGATGGGGTGAGACGGAATTGATTGAGGAGGGCCAGAATGCGCAACTGGTTAGGCAGAACACCGCCCCACAGCACATCCACACGGTTAGGGTTTTTGCTGTTCTGCTCAACGATGAGGCTCTTCGCAAACCCTTCTTCGTCCTGCGCATAACCGTTGTAGGCCAACACCTTATAATCAGCGATTAGCTCAGCCTTGATCGTTGACGGCGTGACGATAGCCGAACCGGTGGCGAACCGTGTTCCGTCTTTGACCAGTGCCATGCGCGCAAATTTGGAAGTAATCTGCGTTTTGAGGTAGCGGTTGTTGTACATCAGCAAAAACAGGGTTTCGACCTGCAGATAGCTGTCATCCTCCGCGCCGTAATTGTTGGTCTGATAGGTGGTAATCAGATTTTCAATCCGGACCGTGCCATCATCGTCTGTTGTCAGCGTTGAAATGCCGCTGTGCAGCAGATTATTGCGTTCGGTCAGCGTAAACCGATCTGATTCAGGCGGAGCCATCACACCGGTTACAGCCAGGGTCTGGAGCGGTCGCATCGGAGTGTTACGCAGGCTGGGTGCGACTGCACCGGCAATCGCTGCTGCCCAGATGAAATCAGGCGTAGGAGAGTTATTCAGGCCCGGTAGCGACTCATGTTGGCTATTTCTCTGCTCACCCATAGCTGTCAGTTCACCATAAGTACCACTGGCGAACGTAAATACATGACCATAGAGTTGTTGCGACCAGCTCCAGCGCCCGGTTGCGTCTGAAAGAAAGCTTTTCAATGCGTTATAAGAAGCCGTGTCGTTGTAGGGACTAATGATAAAATCAAACGCCGTATCCCCCACGTTAGGTAATGCGCTGACGAGGTCCGGGAAACCTGCGCCGCCGCCGAGGCTTGTCAGTGTAATCCCCAGCCCCTCTGGCGTAACCTCACCAGCCGAAGTGCCAAGCACGTTGAGCCTGATTCCGATGCTGTTACCCGGCGCTCCGGCGTTTTTTGCATAAATTGAAATATTCGCCGTTCCGGAATTTACCGACGCTGTAACCGGCAGGGAGCGATTACCGTTAATGGCTCTCAACAGATAACCGGCGATTTGCTCTGGCGTATATTCAGGAACGACTGCCACCTGAACGCGCACGTCACCAACATAGAGCGAGATTACGCCCGAGGCTGTTGGCGATGCGGTCACCTCAATTTTCCCACCAGCAATGGTTAAATTTGTTGGCCCGCTAGGATCCTCCGGCACATACGGCAGCCCATCATCTGTCAGCGGCAAAATGTAGACGTTTCCAGACGGATCGTTTTTCTGATACGCGTCATACATCAAATGCAGTTGCGAACCCCAGCCGTATAGGTTCGCAACGCTTGCAGGCGATGAAACAGGCACCGGAATTCCCGGCGTCTGTTTTACATCCGGCAGCATCTGACCAATGATCAGTGTCCGCTGGGTTGCTGTGGCCGTATTGGCCATTGAGTTATCCAGCTCAACAAAAAACATCGGGGTTCGGAGGTTATCCGGAATGGACTGGAATGGGATCATGATTTCTCCCCTTTGTTTTTTTCGGTCGACTGCTGAACGCGCGTGATGTCACCGTCACGCAACCGGCGTCGCCAGAAAATGCTGTCCGGCACTTCAACAGCGGCATCTTCAGGCAATAGCATGCCGTTATCCGGGTCGCGCACAGCGCGGCCCGGAGTCAGTTTAATTTTCACTGTTTACTCCTAGAGGTTTGCGACTACCACTGGCTCTGTTGTGCCGTCAGGCATTAAAACAGTGATGGCCATTTCATTGATGGAAGTGGGCTGAATGGGATAAAAATCATCAGGCCCCTGAAAATACTCCATATCAATTTCATAAGTGAGTTGCCCGGTATGACCCTCGCCAGCGGAGCTGACCTCAATAGCCGAGCGAATATTTTTGAATTGCTGAATCTGAAGGGTCAGGTCGTAACTGTTAATGACTGCCCGGTCAATCTGTTCGCGCAGGGTTTCAAGGCCCTCCTCGGCCTGAGCTGCGCCATCCAGCTCATCACCGTCGAACGCCTCGTTCCTGCCCGTCAGCGTAGGCGCTCATGCTCATCTCTGACATATGAAATCCTCCGGATGGGACATAAAATGGGGCATGTCCCAAAAAGTGGGACATTGACTGGGACACCAAAAAATTAAGCTGACAGACATTTTCTATAAGAAAAAAGGGGTTAGCGCGGAATTGCATAACTATGCATTGGGACATTGGGACACAAAATCAAAAATTTATAGCTGGTAAAACCGTGCGGCGCGCAATGCCCGTGCAACAAATAAGTCTCAGGAAGGACCCAAAAAAATCTGCGCCCTGTCCTGCCGTTACCGGGCTGTGCGCATGGCATCAGCGAGCGCCTTTTGAATCTCTTCAGGCAGCAATGCTTTTGCCATCGAGTTAGCTCGATCCATGTAACCCAGGACAGGCTGAACCGGCATGGCATCCCCAAACCGCAGCAGCAGTTTAGGTGTTGGGGTTTTGTGTCGGGATTGCCTTGTGCCGTTTTTAGACCGTTTGCGCCTTTTCCAGCCAACCTGCGTCATCACGCCGTCAGCGCCGGGAGCCATTTTGCGCCTGCTTTTTGGCACCTTGGAATTTTTACGCTGCCACACACCGTTCACGCCTTTAACGTCACCAATAAATGTATTCGACTTGCTCTTCAGTTGTGCCAGTTTGGTGCGAGGCAGGTTCCCGTACTTATTCAGCCGTATATTTTTAGGATTGAGCAGCGCACTACTGCTAAGAAGATGCACGCCACCCGCCTCAAATGGGGTGAGATAGGCAGCAGCGGTATCCATGACGTAAACTCGCGCCACCAGATTATTTTTTGTTGCTCCCGCAGCCCTGACAGAATTCACCGTGAATGGCGTAGGATTATCCAGCCTCCGCTGCATAGCGGTTTTCTGGGAATCGCTGATATGCCTTGCGACGCTGGTCATAGCTCTGGCAGTGGCGAACGGAATCTGTCTTTTTATCGACTCAAGCTGGCGCGATAGATCATTCAGGTTTGCCATCAGGTTTTACTCAGTGCGCAGGGTAATAACTATCTCAGCCTCTGGTCCGCGTGTTGCACGCATCCAGACCACCCATGGAGAACTTATATCCATGACCTTACGATCAGGCCTGTGCCATGCGGAGCTATTTCCACTGTCCGCATATTCAATATATCCAGCCTCAATTGTGAGGTGAGCGCTGTTAGTACCGTCCGTTATCTGAACCGGCGTTCTGGTAACTACTACGTGCTCTGACATGATTTTCTCCTGTTAGATTGCGACAACCACCAGCGTAGAAACCATGCCACGCAGCGTTACCGTCAGCGTGCAGGTTCCCGCTGTAAGGATGCTTACAGCAGCCTGACCAGCAGCGGACGTGGTTATATGCTCCACCATGCCGGGATTAGATATTGTCCAGACAGCGCCTTCCGCTCGCCCTATTTGAGCGCCAGTTTCCCCACTGACGAGGAATGCGCCCAGGTATTGCCAGCCTTTTGGTGCGGTGGCGTTCAGCATGGTGTAGTGGGTGCTGTCTACCTGAGTGACATACCACGGCGACGAGGGTGTTTTGTTACTATCGTTCTGGATGAATATCGTGTCCGCAGGCGGTTTGACCTGCCCGCCAATAACGATAGCGCCAGGAACGATTATGCCAAGCATATTGATGCCACCAATGACAGTGGCATCGGGTATTACAATCATTAGTTGCTCCAATAAAAAACCGCCCGTAGGCGGTTAAGTCCGGATAAAGAACTTTGAACTAATCGAAAATAAACTCAACAGAATGCATTTCTGCCAACTTTGTCAAAATGGATATCTTATTAGCACGCCCTTGGATGTATTGAGAATAAACGTCAGAGAGTTCTTTCCAACTTTTAGTTAGGCTGGTCTTCTTCAATAAACCTTCGCACATAACCCACGCGGAAATTGCGTTATGCCAACATTTTTTTAACTCACTGAGGCCTGCCATTACTGCATCATCGCCCTCTGAAATGATGAATGATTTCGACCTCACTTGTACCATCATCGCTGTACTCATGTTCCACTCATCAGGCATCATGTGAATGGCGTAATCCAAAGCCAGTAAAGATCTTTTAAATTCGCTTTTTATTTTAGTCTGCTCTTGCATTTTCCATGTATTCAGGGCAGCCCGGGCAAAGTAAAGAGTTAGTAGTGAACTAGCAGCAGCAAGTCCGGTAGCTATAGCGCCCCACATTACCCAATCTGCAGAGTCACGAGTAGCAATTAACGTTTCGAAAGATATTAAGTCTAAGTCCATTTCCCCCCCTATAATTTTAGGGGCGATATTACATGACTTCAAATTACTGGTCACTTCAACTTTTTTAAGACTCAGAGAGATGATTCGTGTTAAAACGAGGAGCAGTCTATTTTGAAAGTATTGAGTTCACGCAGATTCGTTCCCATGTTTCGTTATACGCCAGAATTTCTCGCTGTGTTGGGGCGCTCATAACCTCGATATCGTGGTCACTAACATAAATGGGGCGAACCCATTCACAGCCAGTGTCAATCACCCTCCCGCCACCACCGTTCCCGCAACCGCTCAGAGACAACAGCATCAGGCTGGCTGTTAATATCCTGCTGAACATCGACAGCATTTTTCAGCACCTCAATATGTTTTTCTGATTCCTCAGCCTTAACAGACGCCCGCTCAGCTGTTGCTGTGGTTTCAGCTGCTTTTTTGCCGCTGCTACGACCCAGACCGAACGCGGCCACTACCAGACCTGCAATGACGGCCAGCACGGTTAATAGTGTTTGCATCAGATCAAACCTTTGTAGGCGTCATAGGTGCCGGTGCGCATAACCTCAGCGTGGCGGCGGGCACGGTTAGGCGTCTGTCTCGCCCACAGGCTATTCATCATGGCGCTGGCTGCTCTGGTAAATTCGCCGCGTGAAATGAGGCCCAGCGTATTAGTGAACCCGGCCAGACCGGCAACGCCCATCTGATAGGCCATGCTATAGAGCACGTCGCGGCGTGCGTCGTTGCACTGTGCCAGCGCGGCCACAATGACGGGATAGCGATTCATATCAGCGGTTTTCGCATCTACCAGACATTGTTTCCACACATCACCAGCACGGCGCGGGACGGTAAACTGATATTGATTGAGCGGCGCGTTCTGAGGGCCAATTCTGATGCCACCGGCAACAGTCGGAAAATTGCGGGTATCCCAGTAGGGAGCCTCTTTATAGCCCTCCTCAATATTGAGGATTTCAATAATTTTACTCATCGGTATTACTCCGTGATGGATCAGGAACAAGGCGCGCAACATTTCCACGCGCCGCAAACACCGCGATGCATATCAGTGCGTTCACTATAACTACCGGCCAGCCACTTGCGTGGTATTGCCCGAACAGCCATAGCAATGCGAAATTGCCATAAAACAGAATCAGACCCGCAGCTATCCATGAAATACCGCGTTTATGTGTTCGCCCTGTTTTGCTGAACACCATCAGGCGCAACGCAATAGCCGCGCAAATGGCGACATCAATCACTGTCAGGAAATCGCTACTAATCATGATTTCTCCCCCAGCCATTTTTTAACGAATGGCAGTTTTGAAACGCCGCCGTTTTTCAGCCAGAAATAGCCTTGCACCGCAGCAGCGGAAATAACGACAGCCGCCAGGGCATCAAGTGGTTTTTCCCGATAATCGAAATAGTTCTCAACTTTGTCTGCTACAAATCCGGCCCCAAATACGCCAGCTGCATAGCCAAACAGGAAATAACCAAATATCTGTCGTCGCGTCAGGTCGCTGGCGGTGACGATAAAACACATCGAACCGGCAAACGCTCCAAACGCGATTGAGTAATCTACAGAGGTGATAAATCCCACCAGTGCAGACGTGACAATGCCCCAGCCAGCTACGGTTGCCGTAGCGCCGGTGCTTAATGGCTCAGCCATTAGCGGTCCCTCTTAATGATTAATAAATTCTGATTTACTCGATTAGCTGATTCAGTTCGCTAACCGTCTGCCGGAAACGTTCCTCTTCCAGCTCTACACCAATTGCAGAGCGACCCAGCTTTATTGCCGCCTTTATCGTTGACCCTGACCCCATGAAAACATCAGCGACCACATCACCCGGCCTGCTACTGGCATTAATAATCTGCTCCAGCATATCGGCAGGTTTTTCGCATGGGTGTTTGCCGGGGTAAAACTGAACTGGTTTGTGTGTCCATACGTCTGCGTAGGGAACCGCTACAGTGACGCCGAAATACCGGCGCAGGGATTTGTAATCTTCCTGCAGCTCCAGATATTTACGGTTCAGTGAGTGATACGAGTCCACCAGCTGGTGGTGCGGTGCGGCAAACGTTCCTGATTGCTGGCGTGCAATAGCTATCTCAGTGAACAGCGACTGCAGTTTGAGGTAGTCAGCCTCGCTGGGTAGCTGCCACTGACTGGTGCCGAACCAGTGCGAGACCATGTTCTTCTTACCGGTTGCCGCAACAATCTGGACAGCGGTTACACTCAGCTCTGACCGGGCATCACGGAAATAATTAATCAGCGGTGTCAGCACGGCCTGTTTGAGTTCACTGCATTTCCGGCTATACGCGTCGGGTTTGTACGGTCCCTGATAGTGCTCTGCAAATAGTATCCGTTCGGTTGACGGGAAATACGATCTCAGGCTTTCTTTGTTGCAGCCCTTCCAGCGCCCTTCAGGTTTAGCCCAGATGATGTGGTTGAGGATGTTAAACCGATTACGCATCATGATTTCGATATCAGATGCGAGTCTATGCCCTGAAAACAGATAGATGCTCCCGTTAGGTTTTAACACCCGCCAGAACTCCGCCAGGCAGCAATCCAGCCATCTTAAATAGTCTTCATCCCCTTTCCACTGATTGTCCCACCCGAGCGGCTTTACTTTGAAATACGGCGGGTCGCTAACAATCAGGTCAACTGAATCGTCTGGTATGGTTTTCAGCACGCGTAAACAATCACCATTGACTAAGTCAATGGTGGGCTTAATTATTTCATTTTCCACTTTAAGTCACTCAGGAATGAAGCCAAAAATGCAAATCCAATGATAGGCAATCATCTTCGATTTGAACTCACAATCTTCATGAATAAGACATAGTTTTTCTAATTCATTGAAAAAAAATGAATTTTACAATGAATTACAATACGTAACCTTCCTCGGGATAATCATTTATTGCAAATAAGCATCTTAGAATCGGTGATTTTAGTCGCATTTGAATAGAAAAATTCGCGAAAGATCAATTGCTAAGGTTGTGCGGTGTAGAGTTCACCCTTAACACAATACAATGTTTTTTGCGTACGCATAAACTTTCTTGTAAGATTTTTGAAATTTTCAGTAAAAGGATTTATCTATATATGTCATCACTGGACGCTTTAAGTCGCATCGTCACCCACCATCAAATCGTGATCGATACAAGATTTCGCACCCAATCTCTGGATGAAAAGGATAAGAAAAGGTGTGTTTGCCCTATACCTACTATGGAAATGCTATATCCATTGATGATAAAGCAGAAAGGTTTACAGCACTCTTATCAAAACGGCGAAATCATACTGATCTTGCAAGATGTACAGGCCTACACAACTAGAACAGATAAAAAAGCCACGCATTTAGCCTTATTAATTAATGCAATCAATAAGAATGGTAGTGTAACTGTTATAAAGAATCCCAAGACTAAAGCACGACAAGAGATCTCTCCTAAACATCTAGAGGGTGAAGGCTATGAGGTTTCCTCGCATATGATAATAAAAATTGATGGGAAATCTCGTACTCATGACATGGTCTACATGCCTATACCAAAAGTTTCAACTCAGAGGATAAACTCATTTTTGGATAGAATTCTTTTTCTAGTATCTAGGGAAAATGAAGACGATTTCACATGTAACACAACCACTAACATCATATCTCCGACAACACAAAAACCGATAAAAATTTATTATAAGCCTGTATTTAATATAACTGGAAAGCTAGATCAGGAACTATTTAATAAAATAAATAAAGAGGGGTTGTCAGATGTAGTTCTTATAAAAAACGAGTTTAAAAGCATAAATGCACCTGATGTCAATCAAGCGATAATCCCCAAAGAAAGCACGTTACGCTTAGTTCCCAATCATGGTTCTCAAGATGTCATAGGCTGGATTAAAAATGTATCATCTTTTTTTAATGATGATACAAATGGTGGCTATGATACTATTAAGATAAAGTTCAAAGAACCTGATACTGGAGCAATCCGTCAAGTAGATATGCAAACTGATAATATTAGACTTGATGGCTTAGAAAAAACCTTCATAAAAAAGTCAATACTTGATGGGTTCTCGTCGCGGCTTATGGACTCATATGATACAATGAACACAGAAACTATAACAAAATTAATTAATGTATTGTGAGGGTTTATGGTAGATTTATTCAAACATTTAGCTCGACCTTTTGGATATCTTTATATCAAGGGAGTCAGTGGTAAAGTAGCCTATGATTGGTTGCTGCCAACGCTATTGACAATACTCTCATTTGTTTATTTTTATTTTTCTGGGCTCCATTTTATTGACCTAATTAAAGATGGTGGCTTTATTAAGACAACCTCTTCATTTATTTCAAACCTGCCTGGCTTTTATATAGCAGCGCTTGCAGCAATTGCGACATTCAATCGTGAGCAAATTGACTATCCATTAATTGGTAAATCTGGAACACCCTTTATTGAAGTCACCGTTGTAAGAGAAAATGGAACAACTATAAATTCCAAAGAGGATCTTACCCGAAGGTTGTTTTTGTGTATGCTTTTTGCATTTTTAACTGCCTTGAGCATTGTCATAGTGATGCTCAACGCTTTCATATCTCCAGCATTGAGCATCTCAACTAACATAGTGCCTCATATTATTTATGCCACAGTATTTGTGTTTTTTACTTGGCAGTTATTAGTGTCAACATTTTTCGGCCTATACTACCTAGGCGATAGAATACATATGAACTTTTAAGAAAGAAGCTTCGGATTTAGAATCATTGCCATGCCTTCAATGAATCCTAAGGCGGTTTGAATCTCCTTTCTTATGGTTCCGTCCGAACATTTTCTTTTTCGGCTTATAGTTCTTAGTGAGATGCGAAAAAGATAGTGAGCAACTATAATATCATATTCATCTGGTTTATACTTTTTGAGCCTTGCTATACAACTATCAATTAATATCCCAAGATCATCATCACATTGTTCCAACTGTCTTTTACCATGTGGAATAAGCCCCTTGAAACCTGCTGCTATAGGCTGCCAATCTACATTGTTATGCTCTGATGATGCCCATGCACCCCAGCATTCTAATAAATATGAAATATCACGCATCTTAACTTATTCTCCACACATCTAATTTTTTGACGAACCTATTACGCCAATTGCTATTGCGTAATCAAGGAACCGAAAAAGCAGCAAAATCTGGCTGCCGTATTTCGCCTCAAACGCCCTAACATCCCGGTGCAACTCATCGTGATGCGCTCTGCAAAACGCTCACAAAGGAGATCATACACCTCCTAATCACTTATCCTCTATAAAACTATTATGCTATTGCCATGAGTTAAAGATGATGAACTTAATCATTATCTGACCAAGCTGCAGGGTGCCCGCTGCAAAAAGCACATCCGTTCATGGAACTAAACTCACTTATTTCTGTACTATACGTGCCGCAATATTCACATTGTCCGATTGCCTCAAACCTTTCAAAACAATATGTACAAAAATACCCGTCACCAAGCCTGCAAACTGAGTTTTCAACTTCGCACTCCGAACAGCCAGCTGGATTAACTGAAAATATATACTCCTCTGGTGAGTAGTTGGCTGTATCAAATAGATCATAACGTGAAGCGGAATACTGACATGTATTGCACTCAAAATCAGAGTCATACCAAGCTGCTAAAGATTGTTTATCGCTGCATTCAGGGCATGGGAATTCGGCTACTCTATCCTGTATCGAACTACATACCAGACATGTTGATGTTTTGATAACAAAGTTTTCAATATTAAATGCTATATTTACCGGAGCAGCCAATTTTTTACACAAGTAACATTCGTTAATGTCTCCACCATCTTCAATATGCTTATCAAGTAATCTCTTTACATGTTCAAATCTTATATCTGCGTAATAAGAATTTTTTATTAGTAACGTTGTTTCTTGACTGGCGAGATAACTACCCAGAGCACCTTCGAAAATCGGCTTCCAATCTTCACGCATCAATCTATTTAGTGCAAACCATGCATCTGCTTGTTCTGCTAAGAGCTTTTGTTTTGCTCCTTCGGTAAAGGCATCATGATAAAAATGCACAACCCTATTACGATGTTGACGCACTTTATTAAATGATTCTAAAGTTCTCTTTGATAAAGGCGTTTCAAGTACATCACTAAGACGCTCGCAGATTTCAGCGAAACTTATAGATTGAAAGTCACCAGAAAGATACTTTGATCGTACAATCCTCTTTCCACTGCATATTAAAGACCAATGCTCATGTGCAAGAGGAACTTTAAGTAATAGTTCAACAGCTGTCCAGAAACTAACGATGGAGTTTATGGGCGAATCAGAAAACTCATCTTGAGCTTTTTGCAGAAAACCCATGCCATTGTCTAGCAACCCTTTTACTTCTGGTGAAAGCTGTAGTCTTCCAGTTCTGATCATTTTTATATTCATTTCTTATCCTTAAAACGATAGGATCGTTATCCTAACAGCTTACATTTATAGAGTTTTTTAACTAACTTGTCAGTGTTAGTCAAAAAAACAAATCTATAATGCTAAAGAACTATTCTTTAATGCTCTGAATTATTCTTTAACCCCATATCCGGTAAGGTCAGCTGACCAGCAACCTCGCGGACGGCCTGACGCAGCATGCGGTAATTTGACCAGCAATCACGGTCGGTCTGTTCCACCAGCTCGATGAACTCCTGAACCGTGCATGGCTGGTCCTGCCGCAAACCAATCAGCACGCTGGAGAACCGCTGCAACTGCTCTTCAACTACCTCTGGATCAATATGCTGTCCAGATAACCACTGTTTGATAGCCTGGTCGTCATGGTGCTGCTGGATGAATCGCAGGGCTGACTGGATGGTTTCCTCTGGGACAACTACGTGCTCAGGGTGCTCGACAGAATCTGCCGCCCATGTGTGGGCATATTTGGACTGAGCGTAGGTGTATTGGGATTTGATTTTGAACGCCGCCTGAATACAGGCCCAGACCTCGACGCCGCTCTGCTCCAGGATTTCATGTTTTAGCAGCGGCAGGTCATCACCCTCGTCGTTCTCTGGCTCAGCCGGTGCCGGTTTTTCACTGACGGACGCTGTGAGGCCGTAATGCTCTCTGGCGGCCTGAATAATATCCATCAACTCAGCCACCTGCAGGTCAGTCTCAAGCGTCAGAGTAACGCGTGCGCCCTCCTCATCCTGCTCTGCCTGGCAATGTTTGGCTAACAGCTCCACCAGCTGGCGAGACTGTTTGGCACTGAATTGCGTCATGGCGGCTGCTTTGGTCAGTTTTTTCTTGCCCGCTGCTTTGACCTTTTCCAGTTCTGTTTTTGCCACTCTGCCTGCTGACGCACCATGTTCACGAACCAGCGCGACGGCGGTAGTGGCGGCAACCTCTTTGTTTTTAACCAGTGCGATCAGCTCATCGCCAGACGTCAGAAGCGACAGATGGTTTTCAACGTCAGTAATTGAACGCTTAACTTTTTTGGCAATCTGAGTCGGTTCCCAGCCCTGATTAATCAGGCGTTGATATGCAGCTGCTCGTTCCAGTGGTTCAAGTGCGCGCCCCTGACTGGATGTGACCATGAACGCGATGCGGTCAGCCTCACTGCCCACGAAATCTTTGCATTCCAGACGGATGTCATAACCGGCTTCCTGCGCCAGTTTCGCGCCGTAGTAACGGTGATGGCCATCGATGATTTTTATTCCCTGTTCCGTTACCTGCACAGCCAGCGCAGGCACCTGCTCACCAGCCATGTATGCATCACGGAATTCTTCTACGTGGGCCTTATCGATTTCCCTGACGTTATACCCTGGCTCGACATATAGCCTGTCGACGCTCATCAGGTAGGTTTTGCGGGTTGTAAAATCTGTATCTTTTTTGGTTTTCTTGTCGTAAAGCTTGGATAAAGTAGTCATTTTTGAAATCCCTTAATAACCGCGAAACCCTTCCGGGATGGCGTAATCGACTGGTGAAATGTCTGTGACTGACCGCTGAACCGGACCGAGCCTGACCACCAGCTCATCCCATTTTTCACGGAGTTTTGCTGGGCTGAGGATGTTCCGGCACCAGAACGGATCGCTCTGAACGCGTTTGAACATCTTGCAAATCTGGAAGTGTGTGCGCTGGTCCTGTGAGCACATCAGGCGCACGTCATTCGCCCACGCAGCCCAGTTCGGCTCTTTGGGCCTTGCCAGTTCGCCGTCAACCTCTGCCGCTTTCTCGTAGAGGTGTGTGATCTGCCCCCAGATCCATTCCGCGCACTTCAAGTCCTCATGACTGCCCCACTGGCGTTTCTTCTCGCTGTAAACCACCGCGTCGGGAAAACGTGCCAGGAATTGATCGGGGTTATCCACAGGCGAGTCGTCCGGTGGCGAAGCGTCCGGACAAGAGGGGTTTTTATCTAATGGATCATGTTTTGATCTTACTGACGGATCGTCGCCAGATTCTGGGGGGTGAAAACCCGTTTTCTGGCCGGATTTTGACAGGTGAAAATTTGACGCATCAAAATTTGGTGCATCAGATTTTGACGTGTCAGATTTTGATGTGTCAGATTCTGACGCATCAGATTCTGGCTGGTGAACAGCAGCGGCTTCGCGCAGTTTCCTGACGTTTAGCTGATACATGTTCGAGGTGTTGCGGTTGCCCTTACGCCGTGGCGTACTGTTCAGCCAGCCATCAGCCTCCAGCTTGCGTATTGAGGTGCGTACAGTGCTTAGACCAGCCCCAATCTGCCGGGCGATTGTGGCAATCGACGGCCAGCAAACCCCCTCATCACTTGAGAAATCAGCCAAGCGCGCCATGATGGCCACGCTGGTGATTTTCATGCCTGACGCCGCGCAACCGTCCCAGACGTATGCAGACAATTTCACGCTCATCCAACTCTCCTGAACTTCTGGCCCCACAGATTGCGGGGCTGGACGCAGACATGCGGATAGCCTGGACGCCTGAACAGCACCCTGTTATTCGCTACATCAACACCAATGGTTTCAACAATCACACCGCGTGGGTCGGCATAGCGCGCAACCCACGGCTGAATAATCTCGTCTGATGGCTGGGGCATTTAGCCCCCTGATTTACGTAATGTCTGGAGGTGCTCACCCACAGCCCACTCCACAAAACTGTGGTTAACGGTGTGATGGCCATCAGGTAAATTGAGCGCGTAACGAAATGGCTGCTTACTGCTCCCGCCAGTCATGGGCAGGCAGCGGAATTGCGGATAGTTTCGGGATCTGTTTAAATTGTTCACGCGATTATTTCTCCACACTAATTGATGTAGTCGCCGAAGGCGCTGGGCTGCAACCCGGCGCTTTCACTTTTCTGAAGCACAGAAAACTTTGTAAACCAGCGTTGTATGCTCCTGTAATTTCGTAATGGCACGGTGTAGTTCCTCGTCAATAACCTCGCGTTCGTGCGGTTCTACTACTCCATCCTCGATAGCTGCCCTGACCTGCTGTGAGTACCGGGTGATCTGCTCAATAGCCTCCAGCAGTCGCTGATTGATATCGCCGTAATCCACCAGCTCAACATCAGGTAACGGCACAAACACCCCTCCGGACACTTTCGCAACCGCGTTCGCTACGTCGTGATTGCCACTGGCGCGCTGTAACAGCATTGACCAGCCGAACGGGAATATCTGATCACCACCTGAGCGCAACCGGTTATGAATTGCGTCCTCAGTTACATCCAGAATTTCAGCAGCTTCGCTATATCCACCAGCCAGCCCTGCAATAGTTTTGCGAACTGCTTTCACCAGCCACGAAGGTTGCCTTTCAACTTTCCATTTCGGCTCGTTACCCACGTTTCTGAACCCTCTTCTGTGGTTCGAAAAGGGGGATTAATTCTGGATAATCACTCGTTTCGAACATGAGTTCGTTGTTAGTTAATTTCGAAAGCAACATTGCAAACTTCCAGGGGATGGGGTCAGGCCACACGCTCACGCTTGATTTAGAGATATTCAGAAACCGAGCCGTAGCGGTTACTCCGCCGTAATAGTCCAAAACAATATTTTTTTTCATAACCCTCTCATCCGTAAAAGCGAACAAATTAAGTCTACTTTAACGAATCCCGTTTGGTCAATAATTTCAACACTTGAAGTTTAGAAAAACGGACGAATATGAAACACTATGGTAATCAGACAATCAGTGATCGCATTGCCAGCAGAATGCGTGAACTGAACCTGCGCAGTAGAGACATCGTAGCCGGAACCGGGGCATCAAAGAGCACGGTTAGCCAGTGGGTGAATGGCGGCAATAACCCTTCAGCAACACACATTCCCAAATTAGCGAAACTTTTAAACGTCACAGAAACTTGGTTAATAAATGGCGGCAGTTACTCACAAAGGGGTAACTCATCTGAGATAGATCAAAGGCCCATGCAGAAAATACCTCTAGTCTCGCTGTCGCAGGCGGGGGACTGGAGAAATCTCATGAACCAAACAAATGAATTTTCTGAATGGACAACCGTTACTGACGACGTATCCCCCCATGCGTTCTCTGTAGAAATGGATAATGACTCAATGGCTGGTCTTATCCCGGAGGGTGCTATTGTGATATTTGACCCTGACCTGATACCCCGGTCTGGCCAAATTGTGTTAGCAAATATTGGTAATACAGCGGTAATCAAAAAATTAGTAATAGACGGTCCCAGCGCATATCTTGCACCGATTAATTCCGGTTATAAAACCATCGAGTTAGAGTCTCTCTCACAGATCGTCGCAACTGGCATATCTGTCCAGACTAAGCTGCCTTAAATACCTATAAACCACACAGACAAAGGCCGAAAGTTCGGCCCCACCCGCCAGCGTCCGTAAAAACGAACTTTAACTGTTGATCAAAACGTCCGTAAATGCGAACATCCGTTCAATTGAAACCTCTGGAGGTTGTAAAGATGGACGAAGCATATGAAGAGTATTTCAACAATCTCAAAGAAGGCGAAGAAGCACTCAGCTTTGCGGAGTTTGTCGAAAGCCTCTCTTAAAAACTTTTTAGTGTGGAAACCGGCGGAGAGCTGTTGCAGTGGCTAACCGCCATTAAGGAGAAGTGTATGTCACAGGTAAAAGAACTGACGCCACATGCTTTTTGGTCATTAGTAAAAACAGCGGCATCAGCAAAAGTCATGCAGCTGGAACTTACTCAATATCTCGAGTCGAATTCCCAAAGCGGGCTTCAGGAGGAAGTGTCCAGCCTTTCATCTCTTGTGCGAGAGCTAACCGGATGTCCTCTTTGTCCAATGACCGACACTGAGAAATCGGCCAACCATGCTTGTTGCAAAGATACAAATACACAGCCTCAAAACCATCAATATTACTGGGATAACCCTGCTCAGCAGCCAGATGATCACCAAAGCATTCCAGCGAGTAGCTGAGATCAGCTAAAGCTCGCTGAAGGTTGAAACGCGCAAGGTAACGTTCTCTACTCATCATAATATCCTTCTTTTTGTTGGGGATATTTAGATTAACCGATCTCTTGTTGTTGGGGAATAACAGGAACCACCTCGCCTGATGTGGTTAAAAGCAGGCTCAATTACAAATGTGGAGAAACGGCGGGGGCTATTGCAGTAGCCCACCAGCCACAATCGAGGAAATGCTTATGATCCAGGACATAGACGACCTGATTACTGAAATTTTCGACGAATACCCCCAACCACGACTCATCTGTAATACCCTAGGCGATTACACACCACGGCTAGTTTTGCAGCTCAACCTGAAACGCACTGCGCGCACCAGATTGACCCCGGCCCGCTCCCGTGCATGTAACCGTCCTGCTCAGCAGGAGGCGCAGCTATGAAGAAAGTGGCCCAATATCGCCGCAGTAATGGCCCGAACGCTGGTTTCAGCGAAAAGTTGGCCTGGCAGCTATCCAAAGGCCCAGCAACTGGCAGGGAGCTGGCGGAACGTTTTGGCATGAGCCTGCGTGAGTTCAACCGCTTAATCAATAGCACCCTTCGACGCGGGGGTGAGACGTTGCAGGTTGAGGCGTCTAATCATGTCAGCCTGGATGGTAATGCTATCGACCGCACCTACACGCTGATCAGACGTCCACGCCGGGTTGCCCCGCAGGCACTGCCGCCAATGGTGATCAACCAGCGCAATGACCGCTCAGAGGAGGCTATTCAGCGCCACCGTGCTGCAGCCAAACGACGCGCCCGACTGATTGCCAGTGGGATTTACATGGAATGTATGTGTTAAGGAGTCAGGGATGAGTGAAGTTAAACGTTATTCCCATAATGGTTTGAGGGGAATGTTAGAGCACAAAGCGAGTCGTTATGTAAGTTATGAACGCTACGCTGCTCTTACGCGCTAGCAGCTGAGATGCGGTTCGTGGAGAAATAATTGAGCGCCTCATAGGCTATAGATGGCAGCAGAAGCTGCCCCTAAGTTGATTAGCTAAGGGAGCACCAATACATCCACTGCAAATTTTATTTAGAACTTGAATGATTATCGCATGTTATCAGCTTCATAAAAAAGATATCATTAAAACCAAATAGATTAGATGAAATGATTCTTACAAATCATCAGAAGTCTGGAGGTTAAATATCCATCATGTTTAAATCTCAAACGAATCCAATATCACAACCTATTAATCTTGATATATTTAATTAACTGGAATCCTAAAAATGAATGAAGCATGGGCTGCTCTTATCGCTGCTTTCTTTGCAGCTATAGCTGCAACTATAGGCTTAGTAATTACAAAAGAAAACAAAACTTCTGAATTCAGACAAGCATGGATTCAAGAGCTGCGAACATGTGTCAGTTTGTTCAACGCCAAGATATCTAGTGTGTGGCAATCAGCTAAGGATGGAAATGAGATAACCAGAGAAGATAAGCATGAAATAAATAGGCTACTTACCGAAATTAACCTTAGAATAAACTATGGAAAAAAATCTGATGAGGAGAAAAACTTTATAGATTGTGTACTTGAAATTACAAAGTCTGCATTCTCCTGTAGAGATGACTTCTTCTTACTCCAAGAAAACCTCACAAAAACAGCACATTATGTTTTAAAAAGCGAGTGGGAAAGGGTTAAAAGAGGCGAAACTATCTATAAAATATGTTCAAAGACATGTTTTAATGTTTCATGGTTGATTTTTTTAGTTGGACTAATTTATCTGATAGCGCACATAGATAATTTTCTAAACGCATTACTGAATTGAATATCTGCCCGTTGCAGCGGGCTGTGTGGAGAAAGCGGAATGTCTGATATTAACAACGTGATTATTTCTGATGCCGATATCGAAAAGATTACAGGCTATAAAATCCCATCTAAACAATGCCAGTGCCTGAAGCAGGCGGGTATATTTTTCGTTGTACGCCGGGATGGTCGTCCGCGAACAACATGGCAACATTTCAATGATCCAATATCATCGCGGAAAGCCCCAGAATTTAGTCAGCATGAACCTAACTTTGGAGCATTAGATTAAATGGCTCGCGTTCGCAAAAACGCTGCAGATGCTTGGATGCCACCACGTGTCTATCGTGGCAAGTCAGCCTATGAGTTCCATCCAAAAAACGGGGGCGCTATTCGTCTCTGTGCGCTGGATGCTGCCCCATCCTCCGTATGGGCAGCATATGAGGCCCTGATCAATGAGATACCTGATGATAAGCTGCTGGCGTCACTTGCTGAGCGCTTTTTCAAATCGGCTGATTTTTTCGAGTTGGCGCGTGAAACACAGCGTGACTACCTCAAATATTCAAAAAATGTTTTAGCTGTCTTTGGTGTCATGCCCTCTGATGCAATCAAGCCAGAGCACGTCAGGAAATACATGGACAGGCGAGGATTGAAAAGCCGTGTGCAGGCGAACCGGGAAAAAGCGTTTATGTCCCGCATGTACCGCTGGGGCTATGAGCGGGGCATGGTAAAAGGTAATCCGACCAAAGGAGTTAAAAAGTTTAAGGAGACATCGAGAGATCGATATGTGACTGATGCAGAGTACCAGGCTCTGTATTCATGTGCGCCGGACATTGTGAAGATAGCAATGGAACTGGCCTACCTCACTTGCTCCCGACAAGGTGATGTTCTTGCAATGAAAAAGAGCCAGATCATGGATGAGGGTATACTGATCAAGCAGAGCAAAACCAGTGTTGCTCAGATTAAGGCCTGGTCGCCACGGTTTGCAGCAGCTATCAAAATGGCAGCAGAATTGCCGCTCAAACCAGGGATGAGCAGTATATTCATCATCCACCAGCCTAACGGTTCAGGTTATACACGCGATGGCTTTAACAGCCGCTGGAGTGCTGCACGTGAAGATGCTCGTGTTAAGTTCCCTGAACTTCAGTTTGATTTCACCTTCCACGATCTGAAAGCAAAAGGTGTATCTGACCTTGAAGGTGATCTCTACGAGAAGAGAGCTATCACCGGGCATAAGAACGTCGAACAAACTGCAGCATACGACCGCAAGATCGTTATTGTTCCGGTTGTCGGCGGACAAAAAAAGAGCATTTTATATTAATAAACCAATTAAAAAACCGCCCTAAGGCGGTTTCAAGATTGCGGCTCAATTCTTTCTAACACTATGCCTGCGCCGTCAATTATCAATAAATTTAATGCCAATGTAATTTTGCGTGAAATACCTTTGGATACGCTTTTTCTTAATGCAGTTCTTTCTTCATCGGAATAAGGAAGAATCTCCGCATGATGCGGATTTGTTGCAGTAACAGCTTCATTAACACCAAAGTAAATCTTAGGATCGCCACTCAGACCTACTGATCTTATAGTAGAAACATCAATTAGACCAACAGCCTGCACTTTAACCCTATCATTTTCCACATCATTTTTAAGATAATTTATCAGTGTTTCTTCATCTTCCAAGAGCCTAGTGACTGACGTATCACACCTTGTAAAAGCACTTGGTGTAAGACGCTTCACACTAGGATCCCATTCTGGTACAAATAATGCCCGCCCTACTATTTCATCATCCCCAATAAAGTTCATGTGATAAAATGCACCTTATCGAACGGTATTTACAAATGAGATAGCTTGGTCGATAGTCATAACTCTCTCAAACTCATCCGTGCACACTTCTACACTTAGATTATGGAATGTCATATCGACTAAACCATGCTTAGGATCAGTGTAACTAATGATGAAGGCGCCAGCATGGTCGAGATAAATGCCAATGTCATCGGCGAATAAATCAGTTTTAAAAAGGAACTTCCGGAAACAACCGAGAGATTCAAAAGACATTGAGTTGGCATTATGACCATCCCAACCATCTTCTACGTTCGCTAAAGCTGTTAAGCGACTTCCTAATTGTGGAAAAACTTCAATGAAGGTACGAAGGTAGCTTGCTTTTACCTCAGGCAGAACTATATCCAGGTCTGTTGAATCATTTAATTCTACGCTAGATAGATAATGTTTAGTTAAGCGGTTGGCCACAAAAGCATACTGATAATGAGAATCAGCAGGATAAAGTTCTGAACTACATTGTTCAACAAGCCCAAAAATAGACGTATCTGGAGACATGCCCTCTGAATAGGACAAAATCGAATCGCTAGAATTTGAAATTGCGTAATTCATAATTTCTCCTTTTGCTAAATAGGTTGCATTATCGAGTGTAAAGCGTGTGTCATTGACAGAAAACGCTTATGTATAACATCTCGTGCAAGAGTCATTTCAGCAATTAGTTTATCGGCTTCACCATCAATATCTTTATTGAATTTTACAATATTTTCCATTATGTAAACTGGCTGGCTCTTAACAGTACCTTCTGCAAAATTGACAATATGTGTACCAAACTCAAGAGGAGAACGAATACGCAGACCGGGGATATCACTATCGCCATTGGAATACTCATCCTCGAATGCAGTAGGTAGACCAATGTTTAGACCCAATTTTTGAGACAAAAACATCCTTAAACTCAATCCATCTGTAAAGCTTTCTCCAAACCCGTCAATATATCTTATGGAGATTTGGAAGCCAGACCCAACCTTATTGGATTCTATGGACAGGAGAGCTTCAAGGCCAGTTCGTATAACCTGAATAAAATCTTCCCAACAGCTATAGGGCTGAATAGCATTGATTGTAAAAAGACCAACACCTACTTGATAAAGAGTCGAGAGGTCCTTAGCTCTTTGCTCCGGAGTACCATCAGATGGAGATTTCTTAAATCGCACTGTTGGTAAGCCCGACACCAGTGGAAAGCCGTTAGGAACAAGACGCTCAGAGGTAACATATCCCTTTGATGCTAACTCACCAGCAAGGTTTGTAAAAAATTGCTCCTGCAAATCTAAGTCTTCACCCGGCAGAACTGGTTGTTTAATTTTATGTTCTGTTTTCCAACGTACTTCGGCTACGAGTTCGATCAAAGGTGAATTCGCAAATTTTTCGTTCAT